AAGTAAGTGCCGACTACGGCTAATGTCTGTTTACAGTTTAGCATAAGTTTCATAATCATAAAAGTTTAGTCCTTGACAAGTACCAATCTATAAGAAGTTTGCACTTCAAGATTGTTAGCCGATGCAAAAGTTATTCTTGGAATTAAGTCAGTTCTAGCAGGTATCTGGAAAAGGTAATCTATATCATCAAAATACAGAGAGCCGAAAGAAGCGTTAAAAGCCTGCCTAAGTCGTGGGCTTAGGCCAAAAGGACGCCACCAGAAAAACCCATCAATAGATGCCGCAGCCGAACCCCTTACGTTTGCTGTGATTCTGTCAATATATCCTTTGTACCCAAATGGAACGGTATATGCTGAGCAAAACGATTGCGAATAACTTGGCCTTATTGTGCAAAATATATTTGTCGGTGTTGCTGTGTGGTATAGAGAAATAGTCCCTAGATTGAATGTTGTATCATTACCGCTATCATAAAACATGAAATTGCAGCGCCACACATTATGGCCCAGAGAAACTGGAGCCGTGCCGTTCAATGTTACGGATGCTGTGACATAAGTAGTTGAAGTATCACTTGCCAAATATGAGTAGAAAAGTGTCCCTGTATCGCCAACGTTTGTTGATACTACTTCGGCAGCGGCTGCGCTTATGGGAAATCCTGTATATGTTGATCCTGCGTCCCATGAATCTTCTGGAACGCTAGCCGAATCAATATCGGGGTTTATTCCGTCCTTGAATACAGTTTGCAAGCCTGAGTATTTTGATTCGGCCACATTAAGATTGAAGTCAACAACCCTAACAACTCTAGCATCAGCATCTTGCTGTATTACTGAATTCAATGGTGACTATAGCTGGCCTTGGCTTCCTGCTATTGTTTGCAGCCTGAAGAATGTTTGATTTGATCCGCTATTATTTGTAAAAACAATCCTGAAATATTTTTTAGTGACTACAAGGCCATGAGGCTCATTTGCGCTTGCAGCCACTGAATATGAAAGCGAGCTATCAGCATTGCTTCCATCGGGGCTAAATTGCGCCTGAAGCGTTCCACTTTGATCGGTATAGACTGAAAAAGAAACGGTATCATAGGCAGAAACATCGACCCACCCACCAGTAAAAACGCCGCCATTAACAAGCGTAGCCGTTGAACTATTTTCAGATATAACTTTGTTTTTACTAGGAAGATAGCTCATATAATATTGTATGTTGTTGAATCGGCAACTACCGATATTGATTCGTAAGGCACGGTTAAAACAGCCGTACCAGCCCCATCTATATTGTCACCACTTGAAACTGTCACAGTATTCCCCGTGGTATCTTTCTTCTTTATGACAAAGTAGTTATTAATCAAAACAGTAGGTAGATTTATGGTCACATTGCCAAGACTTGCATCGACTATAAACGTACCACTAACATCAGTTGCCGTGTATGGGCTATCGGCAAAGCTTATCTCTGTTACCTGAGCAAGATAGCTTCCATTCGATGTTGCTATGTCATCAATATCCCCGACATAATCCAGCAGCTTGTCTAAAAACTCATAAACGCGAGTTGTAAACACGCCACCGCTTAATACAGCTTCAGAGCGCCTTAGCTTTATCGGTAAAAGTGCCATTACTCAATCACGGCCTCAACCTTTAGTATTCGGACTTTGCAAATATCATCAGTATAAAGCCTTAATGTACGAGGCCTTGTGATTCTTCCAAGCCTGCGCCATGTCATACGGCCTTTATAATCACCGGCAACACCAAAAGATCTATTTACAGGGTTTGACCATGTAATGCCTTGGTCGTCAGAGTATGAAAGCTCGATAGATGGGTTTGAAATAGTGGAATTACCCACACCCATTTCACAAAATACCTCTATTTCAGAGATAGCAACATACTCACCATCGAATGGCTGTGACTGTATTCCCTTTGGTATCCTTTCACCGTACTCTGAATAGGTAGAATAGCTGATTTCGCCTACTATTCCGGTAGCTTTATCGCCAACGTACGTTTTACCGAATGCAGAAACAGAGAATTTAGCGCGCCATGTCTGGTAGCCAACCCAGTCAATGCTCCCTGTCTGCCTTTCGTGCCACATCATACGGCCTGATTTTGCGCTAGATGTAGAATCAAACACAAAAGTCGCATTTCCAACATCAAGGACAAGGAAATTAGAGCCGCCCTGTTGATACGCCCAACAGAATGCATCGTTCCATTGTGCTTTTGTCAGACCTTGGATGTAGTTTTCGATAGCAGGCGTTGAAATCTTTACAGCCTGAGAGCCTTGGATAAGATAAAGCGCAGGTGTTTCACCACGGTCAGCCCCAAGGAAGCTGAGAGCGCCCTGGAAGTTTATAATAGTGTTCTTAGCAACACAGCCTTTCTGGATAGTGCCGCCTGAAATACGCTGAAGCGGGAAGTTAGTTCCGCCAATGTTCTCGAAAACCTCTATGGTGTTCTGGCCTAGAACGTATAACTGGTTATTAAGAACGCCTTCTCCAACGTTACCATCAGGCTCTATTTCAGCGCTACCAAATGACAATGCAGAAAAGTCCTTACCCTCGTTTGTGGTAACAAGAGAACCGTTAAAAATGTAATCTTCAGAAAGATAGAAGAAATAGCCGTCCTTATATTTAACATCAACAACAGTACCAAAAGCGGTAAACGATGGATCTGTTATTTCCGTCATAGTGTTTGCTGACAGGTCGAAAAAGTAGCCGTTGTTATCAGTGATAATAGCAATAACAAAGCCATTGCTAGCCATTCTTACAGGATTTTCATCAGAGTTTGTGGCGATTGATCCGCGCAATGTCGCTGTACCGGCAGAATCAATTTCGTAGAATGTTGAGCTGTAAACAACAAACATACGGCCTTTTGTTTCTATCATTCCACGACATGTAGAGTATGGAAGCTCAGTAAATTGCGACAGACCGGGCGAGCCAACAAGTATTTGCGTAGATAGCGATTGGCCGTCATCTACATGCTTGTACAGGTTGATACAGCGCCTATTGGCCTGCGCCTTACTTATCGCAACATATGTATCAGAAGCTAAATCTAATGGCTGTCTAGGCATTAATTGAAGTCCGGCTGCATTAACATTGAAACGCTTTCCTGATCGAATCCAAGCACGTCTTGCAAGTATGTCTGCGCTTTCATTTCAAGCATTTGGATTGAAGCATCGGCTTTATATTCAGGCGCTATGATAGATGCCAATTGATAAGCACAAGCCAAATACCATTCGGCAGGGAAGTTAGGCGTATTGGCGTTGTCATCAAATATCTCTAACGGGTTATTGTAAGAGAATCGCAGAATAGAGTTATTCCGATTGGATGTTGACCACACATTCATTTCACCATTGCCTAGCTTAGGCTGATAGTAAACCTGAAGAATGTCACCTTGGTTTGTTTTATCGGGATTCGATAGGTAATCATTCCTTGAAACGATAGTGACAGGCACTTCATCTTGCAGCATATCCTGCTGCGTCCTTGCGCTGAATATCCTTAGCGGCCTTTGAATCTTTTCAGAGTAGGTGTAAACATAGCTATCAATAGCAGCGGCTGTAGTAATAGCACCATTAAGATATAACACGTTGCCAGTAATAGACACGATATTAAGCCACTCAATAGTGCCATCGTCCATAAGAACGCCGCAAAAATCACCCGTAGCTTGGTCAACATAGTTTGCCGCCGTTACCTTGGTTGTCTCTGTGATAGTTGTTGATACGTTTGCAGCCCTGAAAGTAGCTGTTGTTTGTGTAGCTGTGAAATCAAGCGTGTAAGTGCCTGTAGCCGATTTGGTAGCTGTTGCTATGGATGTAGCATTGCTGATAATAGAGAAAGTAGCGCTTGTAGATGTTCCAATCTCATAGCCATAGGTGAAGCGGTATTCATTGCCAACAGTCAGCCCTGTTAATGCAAGTTCAGCATAGCCCGCGCTTGCGCCTGAGTTGGTAATTGTCAGCTTGCTTGATGCTACGGCAAGCGTTGAGTTTGTCGCAGTCCATGCGTTAACGTCAGCAGCTTGATTGGATGTAAAAATATCAGCAGCACCAGACATTCCGGTAGAATCGTCAACCGTTATTGATTCATCAAGCGCAACACCGGCAACGGATAATTGCGAGTAGATGAAATCATCCGATTTACATATATGGTCTCCTGTTGTCCCAACCTGATACTTTTTAGTACCTCTGGAAAGAAACAGAACAGCATCTTCCAATGTCCATAAATGATAACCGGCTGCATCCCATGACTTAATCATGTAGTTAAGCGAATCAAGGCAGGTTTCACGATCTTCCGCGGCCAATGACTGGTTAGGGTCGTATGCCTTGCAAAGCAATAAAGCTTTCTTGATTATATCAAGTGCAGATTTGTCTAATGTATAAACGCCGCTAGATGCCATATTAATAACTGTCTAATTGTGATGGTGGGATATTTGGTACTGACGATACTGTGTAGTCTGCTATTGTTGGATAAATACTTGCAGCTTGGCTTATATTTACAGTGGCGTCGATACCTAATAAAAATACAGAGAAATATTTTAGACCTTCTACTGACGGAGATGTTGTGTAATTTACGGAATAATCAGGCGTATCAAATTGAACATACCCGCCATTTTTTATAGATACACATAGTTGGTCTCCATCTGCGTATGTGCTTAATACATGTAGAATATTTGATAAATCACCGGTAATAATATCGCCAACATAAAGTATAGCCGTTTCGTTTGTTGCTTTAGTATATTTAATTACTGCAAATAATGATTTTGTCGATGATGAAATAAATTCGCCATCTGTAAATCCGATATAGAAGTAATTTTCTTCGCTTGTTAAAACAGAGGTATTAATAGTAAGCCTTACACCTGTTAAACCTACATTCTGCGTTAATGATATAGATGAAGCGCTTCCGTCATCAGAAGAAATTGATTCTGTAAGGCTTTTGGCAGAATATCCACCATTGAATATCACAGTGTTACTATTTGCAGTGCTTTCAAATGTTAATGGCGACGGTAGATTATCAGGCCGAACATTGACCACCGCTTGTTCATCTCTGACAGGCCATACGCGCTGATTGTCTTTCTTTGGAGTAATGATTTCTTGTGGTTGCTGTGGCTCCCACTCTGAATAGTGAACCCATCTACCAGTCCACTCTTGACGCATTTCTGAACGTGGATATACGAATCCGCTTCGGTCAGAAGTCATGTTGTAATCACCGACCTTAGCCATATATCCCGCCTAGATTAAGAGCCTATAATTGTCAGGCTCGCTGTTGCTGTTGAAGTTGGAACTACTAACAAACGTACACCTTCGCACCTGAACGCATAGTTGCCATCGTCATTAGCCGTAACAGATGCCAATGTTTCGTGGTTAAACCATGTTCTCGATTCTGTAGGGTTCTGAATGTCATTGAACGTATGCTGTACCGTGCATGTAATTGTACCACTTACAACAAGGCCAAGGCCAACACCAAAGTCCATACTTCTAACATTGATAGGATAGGTGCGAGTTACGCCACCATTCGCCTGCAATGTTCCAATCACCAGTGTTGTCGCAACAGCACCTGACTGCGTGACACTAGATACCGTTGAAAAGTATTTGGTCGATGTTGCTGTGCCGGCATTCGCGCCTGTTACTACCTCTGTTTGAGGCTGGCCATCAGCATTAGTACCAGTAACGGTAAACGTAATGCCGCTATCATTTCCACCGCTTACAATGGAAACCTTCTGCGCCATTCGAGTGCCTGCGCTTCCGGTAGATGAGTACAAGTAAGCAACACCACCAGATGCAAGAGCGCCACCTATTACGATAGCACCTGCTCCTGGCGATGCCGATACACTGATTCCATCAGCATCATCATTTAACGCAACAGTCTGTAAAACATATCTTGACATAAATACACCAATTAATTAGTGATTAGCTCGGCAGCAATGGCAAGCTGTACCATGTTGTTGCATCATACGAGATCAGGTGAACTGAAGTCAGTGCAGCAATACTGAATGCGTTATTAGCACCAACAGCATTAATTGCATCATCAGTATTCGGCCAAATCTTCAATACGGCATTTGCGCCATTTTTGATAATTACCTGAAGACCAGCAGCAGCCGCAGGCAATTTAACGCCTTTAGTTGCATCGGCAGCAGAAACCAAAGTAAAGCCAGTTGTTACAGCAGCGGCATCGGTTTGCAATGAGCCAGTGGCGGCTACGGTTGCAGTTGGAATGATCTGAGCGCCAGTTACAGTACCAGATACGTTACCTGTTACGTTGCCTGTAAGATCAGCAGTAATCCCATTGGGAAAGCTAGTTGTCAATGAGGGCATTTCAAAACTCCATCGCTATGCGAAAGAAAAGAATTAGAAAGGGGGATTGCTCCCCCTGTTTTTAGCCTGCGTTACCGTAAACACCGTGAGCATCAGCCCAGCCAAAGCTCATACGGAACTGAGCTTTATAACGGCTAGATCCAGTGCTGAAGGCTACGTCTTCGGCAAAGGTTACATCCTGGCGAATGAACTGCATCAAGCCGTCATCAGCATCAGTGATAATGAACCAAGCATCCACGTCAGTCAGGTAAGGGTTCTCTACGATACCGCCAGAGAGCAAACCTGATTCCTTGATAGCGTTGATTGCATTGTTGCCTGTACCAGACTGCAATTGGCTCTTCAGGATGCGACTTGCAATGAAAGAGTATGCAGGTGGGATTACCAGTTTTTGAGCAATCAATGGAACTTTCAAGCCACGTGCATCGGTAGCGCCTTTGATCTGAACAAGCATGTCTTCCAACGTGCTTTCGGTCAAATCTGAAGGAGTACCGGCCAAGTTGCTGTAAGTGCCGCCATTAGGTCCAGAAACGTGAGTAGCGCTGAACAAAGGCTTACCGTCGCCACCAGTCATGGTGTAGCCAGTATCGAAACCGTTGTTAAACACAGCCGCGCCGATGGTGTTTTGGGTTTGCATTGCTGATTTAGCCAAGGCACGTGCGCGCTTCTGTAATACGCCATACTTCTCATCGGCGATCAGTTCTTCAGTTGCCTCAATACCCAAAGCGTAGGTAGTGTGAACGAACTTAGGAATGTAGCCCTGAGCCATGCTGTCGTATTGAATCGCATCGCCTTCAGTCTTGGCTTTCAGCAGGCCCAAGCCAGAGACTTGTGCAGCTACTTCATAAGCAGACTTGGAGCGTTGAACGTCATACATCATGGCGTTGAAGTTTGGATGTTCTTTTACAGTTACATCAAAGGTATTTTTCAGACCAAGCTGTAACAGGCGTGGCAAACTGCCAGTAGTCATTGTCATGATTAAACTCCAGTAGCGCCAGGGGCAACAGTAGAAGCGTTAATACGAACCAAAACGCGATCACCCAAAGTGCCAGTAGTAGCGCCTTTAAGCAGTTTCACAATTTGGAGTGGGTAGGTTGCGGTTGTAGCCAAATCGCCTTTGTCGGCCTTCAAGTTAGAAGTGTATAAAACACCGCTTGAAGTTGTAGCTGAATACTTAATAGCTACGTTTGATCCTACATCGGTAATAGCAAAAGTCGCCGTTGCTTCGATTTCATACAAGGCGCGCGGATCATCGCAAACGATCAAATCGGCAGCGGTAGAAGCGGCTACACCAGTAGAAGAGAAGTTTTCATAGGTATAATCAGGGACAACACCGACAACAACACCAGTAATAGAACCGGCAGTGTCAGCAGCCAGAGTGGTTACTTGTGGCGTGCCATCAGCGGCAGCCGTACCAGTGAGCTTTACAGCGTCACCGATAGAGATTTTACGAGCAGCGGCATCGGAAGCGTATTTACGCATTACCAATTCCGGAGAGCTCGATCTTGCGAGTTCAAAGCCTGACATAGCAGACCTCCTAAAGTTTAAAAGTTAATCAACACCCATAATTGGGAATTCATATACTCAGAAACTTTAGGCCGTCTACCTACTTTCGAGTGGATTTGTCTAGCGCAACAGACTATTGTTGGAACGGATCGAGATCAGCATCACGCTGAAGTACATTTTTCCGACCATCTGGGATGTATTGACCATCGCCAATGTTCTGTTCTGATATAACCTTAGCAGAAGCCGCTTCTCTTTTCAACTGTAAATCTTCATTTCTGAAAATCATTGGTTGGCGCATAAGAATCATGCTTATACCATCACGCCCAACACGAACGCATTTCTCGCCGGAATCATCAGCCAAAGCGAACTCAAAGCCTAGCGATTTACGCATAGCAACATTGCCGCCTTCATCAGCCACGGCATAGTAAAAGAAGTTTTCATTGTCTTTTGTATGCTCAGGATAATCAATGTACAGGTTCATGCCGCCGGCTTTACGTTGGCGGGTAGGCATTTCGCGCTTGTGTGCTTCAACCGCACGGCCTTCGTTTTCTACAGTGCCAACACCTGCTTTAAGCATAGGTTTGCGGCCACGTGTTTTTCCTTCTACTGGTTCAAAATCATTCATAATCAGTTACCTCGCGCATCTAGCGCAGCTTGAATAAATGCATCTTTAGAAGGCCATGAACTCTCCATTCCTTCATACATGTTCTTTTCTTGTGCGGTTAAGTCATTCCATGATCCACCACCCTTACGCTGTGTGCGCTGTACAACATTGCTTTGGATATGCTTTGGCGCTTTAGGCTTAACATCTTCAGCAAATCTGCGGCCAACTTCCTCTTCAATCGTTTCAATGATCTCGCGGATAGGCTTCTTTTGCTGTACAAGCTTGGCAATCAGTTGATTAGCAAAAGCTGCCTTGGCAAAGTTTACGCTTGTTGGGTCATAGTTTGGGTGGTCAGGATTACTTTCATTGATCCATTGATTGTTGGCGTCCCATGTATCAGCAATTTCCTTTTCTTCTGCTGATAACTTGCCAGGCTGTTCTTCCTGCTTGGCTTCAGGATCTTTCAAATCAATAGCGTTGATTTCGTCAATCTCTTTCTGCGCTGCCTTTACTTCATCCATATCAGACATATTGACAGCATCACGGAAACGCGATTCAGCTTCTTGCAATGCCTTTTCTTTCTGGATGATCTGAAGCTTGTAGAGTTTATTCACATCAGCAAGGCGCTGCTTGAATTCATCTTCACGCTCTTTATCACGCTTGGAAAGGTAGTCAACCTTTGCCATCATCTTGCCATCAGAGATAAACTGCTTCAGTGATTTAGCGCTTTCACCTTTGAAGTTTGGATTCCAACCCTTGGCATACTTTCGATCCTCTTCAGGAATTTCTGCAAGGTAATCGGGATCGTTGTTTTCTTCGGCCTCTTCAGGCTTGTCGATATTTTCTGCAATGAATTCCTCTAAAGGAACATCTTTCAACTCTTCATCACTCATTCGCTTCTTCCTCTATGGTTGCTGTAATGTCTGAATCTTGAATAAGCCGGAAGTTATCATGGCCGTCAACTTCCCATCCTGCATAACGGTGCGTTTTAAACTTGTCGCCAATATTAACGCCCCAATCAGCAGGTGAATCACATCCTTTGAAACCTTTGTACGCAATAGGGCCAAATGCAACAATTGTTCCTACGCACACGCCGCCCTGTTCGCGCTTTGTTTGCTCAACAGTAGCGATGATTATCCCGCTTTCTGTTTTCTCTTCGAACTTGTCCATTTCGACAAGCACATAAAAACCACATGGCTTAACCGGAATCATTCATCACCTTCCTTGCGCTTCATGGCTTCGATTGTTTCGATTATCTCTTCAACCTGCAAGGCCGATGCCTGCAATTGATAAACGCGCTTCATGTCCTGCTCAGCTGATAGGAATGAAACTTCTCGAAGTGCTTCAAGAGCTTGTTGGTGGGTGATTTGTAACTGTTCGAGTAACCAAGTAGTTACTGAAGTGGCGTACCATTTCTGACAGTAGTCAGGGTCAGGCTTTTGTTTTCCGTGGCGTATCATTTGCTCTGAAAGCGTCTGCATCTTATTACCTCTATGGTTTGTGTCTGCCCATCACTCGATGGAACTTGCATTATACCTTGATTATTTCTTAACTGGTTTTTTCTTCTTTCCGCAGCCCATTACAGCCTCCTATTGGTTAAGTTTTCGGGTTCTTCTAGCATTTCTCTTTGCATTAAACGCATCTATTTGCGCTTGGCTCTTGAACAGCTTGGCATCTGCCTTGCGCTTAAGCTCTTGAGCGAACCCGAATAGATTTGCATCGCCTGGCGTATCTTCAATGCGCTGCCATTGGCCTTGTACGTTCGATACAATAGGCGCAGCAGCTTCAGCGGCATAAGGAGTTACCTTATCCATGCCGTAGCCTATAACGCCTTCTACGGCCTTCCCTAAGCCTGACTTGGTTTCTCCTGCTCTCTCAACGTATGGCGCAAGGTTCTCGTTATAAGCATCAAGATTACCTGTTGCAGCAGCACCGGCCTTTGCTATGCCGCCAACAATATCGGATGTAGTCAGCAGACCGCCGGACGGTATATAGCCAATCATGTTTGCTGCGTCTTGTGCGTAGTTTGCAGCCTCGCCTAGCTTATCGTTTTTTGCTGCGTTATAGATTGCAGCAGTACCGCCAGATAGTGCGGCTAGTGTGCCCATGCCTTGTGCTGTTGTTGCGCCTTTCTCTACTATGTTCATTCTTGATGGGTCAAAGATAACGTAGTTTTTAGTTCCGCCATCTGTGCCTCGGCTTAACTTGTCGCTGTATTGAATGCCTTTAATGCCTAAAGAGTTAAGATAGTTTGTTGCTTCGTTATCTCCGCCATGAATTGACCCTAATACTCTATATAAATTCTCACCATCATCATAATCAGCAGTTAGGTCTAATTTATTAGCAAGTTCTTTTATAGCATCGCTCTGCTCACTCAATGGCTTATCCCAGTCAAGCATCTCTTCTGGCTGTATGTCTGAGTGTGTGCGGTATAGTGAGCCTTGTTTTCTTCCAATACCGCCTGATTGCTTAGTCTCTTCTAATATTGCCAAATCTTTTAACGCATATTCATAAGGCATAGATCCTGATTCATTTCCGCTTATAACATCTTTTGCCTTTGCTATAGCCGCATCTATATCACCATCGCTTTTACTCAATGTAGCCCTTATATTTGGGTGAGATAGTTTTGCTTGCGTGTCAAATTCATTGCCTTGTTTGTCATATAATCTATTGCTTGATAATCCATCTTTGTAACCTTTAGCCACATCCTTAACATCAGCCTGATAAATACCATGCCCATAAGCCTGCGCTCCCTCGCCTGTACCTATCTTGCTTAAATCATATTCGCCTAATGGATTATTAGCAGTAGGTGGAAATTCATGCGGCGTGCCATGCCATGTTTCTAATACCTGCTTGCCGCCTTTGTTAATCCATCCCGCCTGAGCCTGATTCTCTTCAGGAGTGTACAGCGAACCACCGGCTACAGCAGCGCCAGCACCGGCACTTGCTAGGATGTTGGAGCTATTGCGCTTTAGTGGGTCGAAGGCTGCGTTTACTGATCGTATGTTTGATGGGTTATTGGTTACATTAACGCCACGTGATGGATCAAAAACAGTATCAAGCTCAGGAACTTCACGGCCTTCTCGCCTTGCTGTTCTTCTATCTGAAACCTGTATGCCTCTTGATTGCTTTAATGGGTAAACAACATCTCCATAATTTCCTGCAATTTCTGGATTATCGGCTGTAAAAAATCCTTTCATGTAATCTACCCGATTAGAAAACTTTTCAGGATCTATATTTGTTATGTCTGAATATGAGCCATGATATACATCCTTATCAAACCCCATAGCCCTAGCCCTATCCATAGCCGTATTATCAGCAGGCAAGCCTAATCCTCCTTGCTCAACAGGCAGAGACGCATTCCTTTGCGCTATGGCGTGCGCTTTCTCGTACTCGGTCTTTGCAGCCTTCTTCTTGCTTACAACAGACTTTAGCAAATCAGATTTAATTCCCATTATTCCTCCATGCCTTCAGGTTTAGCGCCTATCTCAAGCTCTACCTTTACAGGAGTTATTTCTTCTGGCTCTTCCTTTTCTTCTGGCTCTTCGGGCTCTTCGGGTTCTTCCATGCCGCGCCTTTCCATTTCGTGCATCATCTTGCCACGCCCCATCATTGGCTCTTCCATGCCACGATTCATGACAAGATCAACAATCTCATCAATACCGCTATCAAGCATTTCGTTCTCGATAACTTGCGCTTCAGCTTCAGCAGATGCTTTACCGGCCAAGGCCATTTCCTTGACTGATTGCGATTGTGTTAAGCGTATCTTCTCGTTATTGAGCAGAATCTCGCCTTCAGTTTTAGCCAGTTCTTTCTGTTGACGCAATTGATAAGCTTGCTGCTGAGCCTTGAACCCTTCAGCCTCGGCCTGAGCTGTAGCAATCTGAAGATCAAGCATTTTGGCTTCTTTAGCCTGAGCTTCTTGAATCTTCGCATTAGCCTCGGCTTTTTGCTGTTCATCCATTTCAGGCAGGATGCCATCAACGTTGATTGATTTGAACTGCTCGAGCCATGTCTTAATAATCTTAACGGAATCGCCACCGGCTGATTGAATCAACGGCAGTCTTTCCATTAATGAGTTAATCTCAAAGTTTCGCATAACCTGAGATGACATAGACTTTTGCGCTGTTGGCTTAATAACAGCACCGGAATTATAGTCGCCTTCGATTGTATTATTCTCGCCTACAATCTCCTGGTATTCCTTATCAGTGTAATTTCCCTGAGTAAGCCCAACAAGCAGCTCAAACTCTTTGGACTGGCTTCTAAGGATGTATTGATAGATTGCATTGCGCGGTATCTCTTGCTCTGATATGGCGCTGATAGCAGTCATGGGGCTTACGTTGTTGGAGATCATCGCAGACAGGTCAATAGACTGGCTGAAGTTTGCAAGCTCGGCCTTTGTCATTTCGTTTAATGCTAAAAGCGTCTGTGATGGTTCTTGTACTGGACGTGGGAATATTGCATTACCCAACAATGTAGCCGGTATGTCTGTTTGCTTCCATTCGCTTGGCTTGAATGCCGTCATTCCTGATTGGTTTGGCCCTTTCCTAAACTCTTTGGCAAGGAATCCACCGCCTAGATTTGATACAGTACCGGCATCAATCAATTGGTTTGTGGTTGTGTTTGTCAGGTTGGTTAATGCGGCCAACAGATAATAATATCCAACATCAAGGAAGCCATCTCCACGGATAAAGCCATACTTCACAATATCCATACGCCTGTTGATTTTCATCAGCTCAGCCTTGGACATGATAGCTTTAAACGCCAAATCACCCTGAGACTGCGCCTCATCCATGCTGATAATAGTCTGGCCATTGCGGATGATTATGTCTTTGGCTGTGTAGTCAGCAACAATACGCAACACTTCGCCAGTGCCCTTGTGAAGAGTTACTACATAGGGTTCTTCATAGCCATCATCATCAAGGTCAAGGAATGTGTTTTGTACATAGTAGCACTCAGCATTATCAGCGTTAAGCTCTGCGCCTTCAGCAGCGTTCGAGCCTTGCTGCATGTCATCACCAGTACCAAGGTCACACATGCGCCAGTAGCCAAGGTTTTGGTATTCACGGGCTTCATTAAGTGAGAATGTCTGAATCTCTGTAAAGCTGCGGCATTTCTCTAATGACTTGTTCCCCATACCGACTGCAAAGTTTGGGAACTCGATAAGGCATGATACTTTCTTGCGCTCAAGTGGGTCGAAGTAAACCTTCTTGAATACTGTACCATCTGGTGCAAGCTTGTAAAGCATGTCGCTTTGGTCATCACGCCAATTGTCCATCTTGTAGTTGAGCAGGAAGTTCTCAAACTCACTGATCCTATCAGCTATCTTCTTCTTACTTGCTTTTTCGTCATCCTTGCCAATGATATTCATCATTATAAGGTTAGGATCGCGCAACAACTCTGCACTGGCACGGTCAGCAAAAGCATTCTTTGCTTGGGTAATGGCAGTAGATTTGTAGTTTGCCGCACCCTGCCAAGGGCTTGTACGCGGGTTTAAATCAGGCTTACTTAGCTCTCTTCCCTTGTTGTTAAGATCAACCCAATCCGTCATGGAATCCCAGTCTTGATTGTACTGGTCGATAACGCGGCTTGAAATCATGCCAAGCTTTTGAGTATCAAGCTCTTCGGCAATGTTTATTGATTCAGCAAGCTCTAAAAGTTTCTTCATGTTAATAGCCTAAAGCGTTATCTGTTCTGGATGGTGGTTCGTAATTGTGGTCATTATAGCTTAAATTAGAACTCACGTAACCACCAACAAAACCTAGGAATAAATACTGCAAGGCATCATGCGGGTGGGAAAATTGATTCTTGTCTGGTTTATCCTTGTACAGTCCCTCTTGATTTGACGAGGAAACGCGCTTGTATGAGTATCCACCGTTAAATCCATTGCGCAATGTCTTACACCGCTTATCAATAACAAAGCCAGGCTGCCCACTACCAACAAGCTTAGACAAGAACCTAGATACTGCATCTATTCGCTTTGTTGGATCATTTGTAGGCGCTGCTTCAGTCTCAAAGCCCATATCAAGCCTGTCTTCCTCGTGCTCTATAAACTCGTCGTTGAGGATTCCTATAGCTGTCTTTCCTTCGCCCTCACCCCTGTTGTTTCCGGCAGGGTCTCCAAAGCTGAACCCTATTTTATTCTTGCTGAAATGCCTTTGTATGAATGGCTTTACAACATCCCTTGCAAATGTACGCACGTCCATATCTTCACTGACTAACTCAACAATTACCCTAGCCTGCCCGATTGATGTTAATTGCCCAATGATGCAAGCAGGCGTCAAACCAAAATCCCATCCCAAGCATATAGGCAAATCAGGAATGGCTACAAAATGCTCTTTAGCAACATGAACATTGTCATTGAACTGTGGATATACAGGCTTGCCAGTCTTAATGCTTCCATAGTTTCCCATCACCTGAACATTGATATGGTCTTCAGTGTTACCGGCTATCATATCTAGATAATACTGATAACCACCTGGAAGGTGAGGAATGTTTTCAGCAGCAGGGTTTGGAATATAAGAACCATCTTCCTGCTTAATCAAAGGACTAGGGCCATCAAAGAAGTCAAATATCCTTTCTGTTTCTCTTATCGCAAAGTCTTTATTCTCCGAAGTCCTTAAACATCCTTCTTCTGCCAACTGATACCACCAATGGTCTGTATCTGGAGGGTTGGTATCCATCATCAAAGCTTTACGTTTACATGGCTGATAGTTTCCTTCAGCATCACGCGGGGCTACATAATTCTTTTCAGGATCATCCTGATAGCCATCTATAACAGCAGGGTATCTTCCTATACGCTCACGCGCCGCCTTAACTACGCTGTATGGTAGCTGTTTAGCCTCATTCAGAAATATCCATGTTGTTTCTAGCGATAGAAGCTTTTTAACATCATCGTCACTATCAAGTGCTAGAAAGTAAATCTCTACCTCTAATCGAGTGCCATCGCCTAATGGTTGGTCAATCTTTGTGCTGATATACGGGTGCTTAACAACAGGAGATATTTCTTCAGGTATCCATTGCTTATAGGTGTTTAGTGTAGTTGTGCTTAACTCTGGATAGGTGTTGCGGATTATCACACCTCTAGACTTTCTTATCCCATCGCAGTTAGGCCATTGATCTTGAGATAGCCTAAGCCCTTCCATGATACAAGTTACAGACTTTCCGTTACCTACGCAGCCTTTAAAGCCACGAACTACCTTATCGGAAGCATGGAATAATTGCGCTGTAGGCTCTGCTTTGTAGTTAATTACCTTCAATTATTGTCATTTCCGCTCAATTGTTTAGTACAGCACCGGAGAATTCCGAGACTTTTACTCATTTTTGATCGTTTTTGTCACCAAAAGACAGGTTGAAAGTAACACCATCGCCCTTAACTTCATGCTTAAACGATGCTAAATGGCCATCCATCTTGTTCAGTTCAGCTATTGCACCCCTGGCTGAACTCATATCTGTTGGAACTTCATTACCTTGAGCGTCATAAATCTTATTTAAGCCTAAATAAACTATCTGTTGTAGCCATTTTTTCTTCTGTTCTATGGTTATATCAAATGTTTCTGTTGCCTTATCCCTTAATTCTTGCACCATAGCCGATACAATGCCGTTTGCCATCAATTCGCTTGCTTTCCTTGTAACGCTCTCAGGCTTCATATTCTCTGCATTGTAAGCGAACCTATACGCCTCTGAAGCATTGCCGCACTCAATGTATTTGTGGCAGAAGTTGATTTGTTTCTGGGTTAACTGCTTAGCCATTTGAAAGTAACTCGTCTATTTTTATTTTAGCTTCATTGAACTGCATTTGAGTAATTTCATTGAACTGGTATTTTGTTATAACTTTACCATTGTCAATGTTTTCGTACATTACAAGATCTCTTCCAGATGAATTTGAATAGAATGTAGCGCTTATATTGTATTTAGTCTTTATGTAATCACTTAATAACCTATAGCATGTTATTTCGTAATTATTATCCATTTTATAAACTCTTCTCTAGTCGCTTAATAAAGCGTTTCATGAATGCTTCCTTGGATATGAATAAGCGAGCTATTTTAGGAAGCGCGTAATAGGCTTGATTTGCTCCCTGCTCAACAATGTTTGGAATAGTAATACCACAATCATTTCCACCATTGTAATTTAAACACGGATTCATATATTTTATTGATAAGTTAAACTTGTGATTTGTAACTTGGTTATCTGGTATTGATGCAATC